GGATGGGTATAGAGGAAAAGGTCGAAAAAGAAGAACCTAAACCAAAAGACCCTACTATGGAAAAGGGTTATTTTAATGACCCAAGAGATGAAAACGGAGAGGTACCCTTTTAATGTTTACTGTAGAACACATGCCAGAAGATACTATTATCACCACCCTTGACCAAGAGGGTAAATGTAACGATGTAGAGGTTATTATTGACGCTGAGTCTGTGTTCTTTCGCCAATGGAGCGACGACATGGAAGTCTACGACTTAATTGAAATGTCTAACCAACAACTTAAAGATATAGTTGCGGCAATGAACTCACCTGAAGGGGCTTACTATGCAGACTGAAGTCTACACAAACCAAATCGCTCAATTCTTTGAGAAAGGCACTACACAAGAAACCTTGTTCACAGGCTTCGCTTCAGAGGTTGGTGAGGTAATGTCTGAGCGTACCACAGAGGTGCGTAAGGGCGAAAAGCGCACCGTACAGATAATCGATGAGCTATCGGATACCCTGTGGTATCTAACGATGATAGCGCATACTAGAGGCTACACTCTGGAGGAGGTTATGAAGCACGGCGTGGCTAAATTAGAGGACCGAAAACTTAACGGAAAACAATAGGACTAACTATGAATTATCAAAAACATCACGACTTGCTTATTTCTACACGAGGCAATAAACAAAAACCTAGAGACGGTAAGTACTACGAGCGTCATCACATTCTACCTAAAAGCCTCGGTGGGACTAAGGATGAAGACAACCTTATTTATCTCACAGGCCGTGAACATTTTGTAATTCATTGGCTTCTATGTAAGATACACAATAACGAAGAGAGCTTGTCAAGAGCCTTTAAAGCTATGGGGAGTACGTCTCGTTCCTTCGAGGCTGCTCGTGAAGCAAAAGGTAAGAATCTAAGTTTAAAGTATGCGCGGAAAGACTTAGAGTACAAAACCACAGAAGACTTCATAAAATCATCTATGAAGAACCTCGGTAATAATACTAAGAACGAGGAGTATAAAAAGAGCGTATCAGGAGTAGGAAGCCCTGTATCTAAGTTTATATGGGATTTCTACAAAGAAGACAATATAGTGCATACAGGTACTTATTCTACCTTTGCGAAAGAGTTCCAGCACCCTTACGGTGGTGTTTATTCTGGATTTAAGAACAAAGGATTCTATAAAGAGTATACCTACGGGAACAAAAGAGAGAACCCTGATAGAACTAAATCTCGAAGCGTTAACGTTATCGATTATGTTACTGGTAAAATCCTAGAGAGAAATGTTAAGATTTCCTCTTGGGGGGACGAGCATATCGAAAAGTACGGAGTGCCTCGGATTCGGGTGTACGGAATCTTGAACTACCAAGAAGGGAAATCTCACAAAATAAGGAACCACAGCAAGGGCATTACCTTTGAATATTGCGATTAAAATAAGGCTAAAAAATACCCGCAAATAATGACCAAAGGTGCCCTCCCGAATTAACCTAAAGGAGAATAACTATGACTATGGCTATCATTGATGGTGATGTATTAGTATACATGGCTATATGGCAGAGTGAAACACTAGAAGAAGCAAAGAAGAATTTCCAAGGAAAAGTAGATGATGTTCTTAACGGCTTGTTTACTACAGACTACGTCATGGCCATTGGTGGTCCTGATAATTTTCGATTGGACCTGTTCCCTGACTATAAAGGGAATCGGAAGAAAGCCAAAGACAATAGACCTGAGTGGTTTAATGACTTGAAGTCTTGGGCTAGTAAACTAGAAGGCTCAGTTGAGTCTGATAACTGTGAAGCTGATGACCTAGTACGAGTATGGGCTTTAGAATGTGATGCAGCGGGTATTAATCGTGCTGTTGTATCAGTAGATAAAGACTTACATTGTATTCCAGGAACTCACTACAATCCTAGAACAAAAAAGATTTATCAGATTGATGAAGAGTATGGTGGACGCTTCTACTGGCAGCAAGTACTCCAAGGCGATAGCGTTGATTTTATACCGGGCTTGCCAAGGGTGGGTCCAGTAAAAGCTAAGAAGCTTCTTGCTGATGCTGTTACTCATAAAGAAATGCGTGACGTTGTATGTCGTGCTTATAATGACGTCTATGGCGATGAGGGTTATTTTTACATGATTGCTAATGGCCGTCTGGTGCATATCTGGCGTCATATTGACGACCACTTTAAGATTCGGAAGGAAGACTATGAATCTGCAATTACTAAATGAAATGATAAGTAATTCCGTCGAGGTAGAGGGTTTTGGGCATTGGGCGACACAAGCATACTTGGTTCAGGAAAATCCAGTAGACCACTTTGGCTTTGTGTATGTTATTAAGAATAAAAAAACAGGACACCTCTACATTGGAAAGAAACAAACAAAACACGGTGGAAAGAAATCTAGTAAGAACTACGGGAAAGAAACTAACTGGAAAAGATATGCGGGTTCTTCAAAGCATCTCACCGAACAGATTAAAGAGTTCGGCAAAGATAATTTTAAATTTGTCATCTTGGAGCTTTATAGCACACGCGGTGGTTTGAATTATTGCGAAATAGCTTTCCAGACAAAGTGTAATGTACTGACAGAGAGATTCCCTGACAGTGATGAACGGTTATTTTTGAATGCCCAAATCGGCGCTGTTCGGTGGATTCCTAAAGAGTTCTGGACCGACGAGGAGCGACTTATGTTCGTAGGTGAGAACAACGGGTTCTACGGCAAGGCTCACACAGCGGAAACAAAGAAACTGTTGTCAGATTACAGGAAGGGAATGCGAGGCAAGATTCCTCGCACACCGGAGTGGAACAGGGCTATCTCAGAGAGCAGTATGAAAGGGCTAAATCATCATAACTCGAAAGGGGCTATAGAAGGTACTTGCGTTAAAACAGGAGATGTAATCATATGTATTGGTCGCAATGCTGTAGAAAAAGCTGGCTTCGAACAAGCATCGGTGTACCGCTGTGTGAACGAAAAACAAAAAACCCACAAGGGCTACACTTGGAAAAGGATATAATTAATGCTTAGAATGATTGCTACAGGCACCTATATTATGAGCCTAGCTATGCTGGTTCTTTCCTTATTTGGAATCTTAGAGATTATTGACTTCAATGCTATTGCAGGACTTATCTTATACTTCATCTTACAAGAAGTCTCAGAGTTCGCTGCTACTATTGTTTATGCACGGGAATCTGGAGGGGAATAAACTATGGGTCGAATCGTAACAAAAAACCAGCCGTGTGACGATTGCGGAGGTTCTGACCCTCTACAAGTATATGAAGATGGTTCGACCTTCTGTTTCTCATGCAGAAAGAGTCGTCCAGCTCCTAAACAACCAAGAGAGGTAATCGATATGGACTTTGAAGTCGATGACGGAGCAACCTCTTGGGGTGACTCACGTCTCAATGAAATTAAGAACGACTACCCTGTGCGTGGCTTTAAAGAGCGTAACATCTACAAGCAAGTTGCTGAACATTACGGCGTGAAAGTAAGCTATGACTTAGATGGCGCTATCGAGAGCCACTACTATCCTTACTACGAGAATGAACAACTCACAGGTTACAAAGTACGTAATCTTCCTAAGAACTTCAGCTCAGTAGGCAAGGTTCGGGGTGGTCTCTTTGGTCAAAACCTCTATAGCGGCGGTAAGCGCTTAGTTATTACTGAGGGCGAATGTGATGCTATGGCGGTTCAATCGGCGTGGTACAAAAGATATAAGACTTTCTATCCAGTGGTTTCAATTCGTTCAGCTTCAAGTCTTAATGATTTGATTGAAGAGCGTGATTGGGTTCGTAACTTCGATGAAGTCATCTTGTGGTTTGACGGTGATACCGCAGGTCAAGAGGCTACTAAAGAAGCTGCTCGTATCATTGGTTATGACAAAGTTAAGATTGCTAAAGGTGGTACAGAGAAAGATGCCAACGACCTATGGATTAAAGACGCCGATAAGGTGCTTAAGGTTATCTACGATGCTGTTGACTATACACCAGCGGGTATCCTTGGTAAAGAAGAACTCTGGACACAACTAGAAGAATATAATAAGCTAGAATCAATCCCCTATCCTTCGTTTATGACAGGGCTTAATGATAAACTCAAGGGTATGCGCTTCGGTGAAATCACTCTATGGACGTCAGGTACAGGTTCAGGCAAGTCTACGCTACTACGCGAGATTGCTGTTCACTTACTTGAAGCCACAGACGATAAAATCGGTATTGTATCACTAGAAGAATCCCCTGCTGAGACCGCTCGTAAGATGTCTGGCATGGCTCTAAACCGCAACCCTGCTAAAGAAGAAATACCATTGGAAGAACTACGTGAGGGTTATGACAAGATATTCGGCGATGACCGTGTACTCGTACTTGACCACCAAGGTAGTATTGCTGATGGCTCTATCATGGACTACCTAGAATACATGTGCCTGTCTGGTGCTAAGTATCTCTTTGTTGACCACATTACTATTCTCGCTTCAGAGGGTGCTGATGGGTTGACAGGTAACGAAGCCATTGACTCTATTATGAACTCTTTACTACGTTTGGTTAAGAAGCATAATGTGTGGATTGGTTTAATTAGTCACCTTCGTAAGACAGATAACAAAGGAGCTTCCTTCGAAGAAGGTAAATTGCCCAGCATGGACGATATACGTGGTTCTGGTTCTATTAAGCAAATAAGCATGGACGTGATAGCTTTCGCAAGGAATGTTGGAGCGAACGACCCTGAAGAAAGAAACACAATTAAAACCAAGGTACTAAAGTGTAGATACACAGGTCTTACCGGACCATCTGGCTCGTTAGCCTACGACTTCGACACTGGCAGACTTACGAAAGGAAAGGATTTTGATGATGAACCCGAATCAATGGGTTTCCAAAGAGTGTAACATAGACGGGTGTAGTAATACTACTAACCAATACACCCGTAAAGACGGTTCTAAGGTAGTCTCAAGTCGTTGTAATGTCTGCAATAACAATATGAGACTATACAAAATAACAACACCTCAACGAGAAGAGCTATTGAAATCCCAAGGATACCTTTGTAAGTGTTGTAGCAATCCTATAAAATTCTCAGGGGAGCGTTATAAGTCTGCTTGTCGAGATAACGCTGTTGTTGACCATTGTCATGAGACAGGGGAAATCAGAGGAATCTTATGTGGAAACTGTAATCTGGTAGTGGGTCGTTTAGACGATTCACTCCAGTATCTTTATAAAGTGCAGAGGTATATGGAGGGGTTCTAAAGAGTATGATTAAGATAATGTTAACACAAGAGTGTTGTATACTTTACTTCACGCTAGGGAGTCTACACGATGACAGAAGAACAAGCAATCCTAATAAGTATTATCCTCAACATGGCAGTGGACGGGAAGTGTGATTTATCACAACTCTCGCCTAACGTTGCTGCTTTTATTGAAGGCACACTAGAAGATTATAATGAAGAAGACCCTGAAGAAAGACAAGTGCTATACTGGTACGCCCATGAAGCACTAGACGTTTTACCTAAACGTAAATTACATTAAGGAGAAACCAATGATGATGAAAGCTAATGTTATATTATTCCTAAAGGGTGCTAATGTACGTATTCCTCTTGAGGTAAAGTTTCACAGCGGATATGACAAAACGGATTTAACAGATGTTGTTAGGGAGATGTTCCCTCACATCGACAAGTGGGACTGCTATGGTGAGTTCATAGAGGAGAACTCTGATGACTAAACTTGAAGAGCTGAAGGCTGCTTATAGTGCTGCTCGTGATGCTTTGGATGCTGCTATTGATGCTGCTTGTGCTGCTTGTGCTTTTAATGGTTATGACTCTTTTGGGGCTGCTTCTGATGCTTATGAGGCTGCTGAAGCTGTTTATGATGCTGCCTATACGGCTCGTGATGCTGCTCGTGATGCTTACGAAGCTGAACTAAAGAAGATACAAAAGGAGAAACAAATGACTAAGCTAGAAGAACTGAAGGCTGCTGCTGAAGCTGCTCGTGATGATGCTCGTGCTGCTGTTTCTGATGCTTTGGATGCTGTTGTTTTTGTTGATGATGAGTATGCTGCTGATGATGCTGCTTGGAAGGCTGTTACTGCCCGTGATGCTGCTGCTGATGATGCTTGTGCTGCTTACAAAGCTGAACTAAAGAAAACACAAGAGGAGAACTCTAATGACTAAACTTGAAGAGCTGGAGGCTGCTTGGGAGGCGGCTTATAAGGCTGCTTGGGTTGCTAACGACCGTGCTTGGGCTGCCTTTGGTGCTGCCAAGGGTGTTACTGATGATGCTTGGGATGTTTATGCTGCTGCTAAAGCCGCTGCTGATGCTGCTTGGGGTGCTGCTGATGCTGCTATTGATGCTTACCAAGCCGAGCTAGATAAGATACAAGAGGAGAACTCTAATGACTAAACTAGAAGAACTGAAGGCGGCTGCTCGTGCTGCTCGTGCTGCTGCTGTAGCTGCTGATGCTGCTTATGATGATGCTTCTGATGCTCATAAGGCTGCTGAAGCTGCTTATGCTGCTGCTTATGCTGCTGTTTATGCTGCTTATGCTGTTGCTCGTGATACTGCTGATGCTGCTGATGCTGCGCGGGAGGATTACGAAGCTGAACTGAAGAAAACACAAGAGGAGAACTCTAATGACTAAACTAGAAGAACTGAAGGCTGCTGCTATGGCTGAGCTGGATGCTGCTTATGCGGCTCGTGGGGCTGCTTGTGATGCTGATTGGGTTGCTGCTGATGCTGTTGTTGATGCTGCTATTCATGCTGCGTGGGATGCTGCTCGTGATGTTCGCGAAGCTAAGCTAAAGAAAACAAAGGAACAAACTAATGCAAATTAAACCAGAACTAAATAAAGCTTATGAACACTTTCATAATTTTATCCTACTTGCTATTAAGAATAAAGACCATCTAGAAATCTATTTAAATGCCAGCCATTTGTCTGACGATGAAAAGACATTCTGCTGGGAGTATTGGGACATTTACCACAACGGTGGGTGTGAAGAAATCGTAGAAGAAGAAGTTGAAGTAGACTTTGATGAGATGACTAAGCGTGAAATTGAAACGCTTGCTCGTGAAGAGTTTGATGTTGAGCTAGACCGTCGTCACAGCAAGGCTACACTTGTAGCACAGTATGAATCACTAAAAAATAACTAAGGAATAAAAAATGAACAACTATGAACAGTTTATTCACAAATCTCGTTACTCTCGATATCTAGGCGGTGAAGGTCGTCGTGAATCCTGGGATGAGACAGTAGAG